AAGCGTCCGCCGCCGACGTCAGCTTGCCTTTGTACCCGTGTTCGGAATCGTCGGGACCCAGACCGGCGTTTTCCTTCCCGCCGTCGCCTGACTTCTTCTCCGTCGATGCCTGATCTTCGATCGCCGGCTTCACATACATGCTGTCGGGAAGCCGATAGCCCGACGCGGCCAGGTCCGACTGATGCTTCTTCTGATCGTCGTTCATGGAATCCGTCCTGATTGAAGGAAGAGGCGGCGCGGGTCCTTCCCGCCGATCCGCGCCGCCTCGAGAGTGTTAGCCATTACGCCCAGGATCGCCCAGAATCGATCAGGGAACGCGCGCCTGAGTGATCTTGTATCGGAACGCCGCCGGTCGCTTCACGCCGAACGCAAGGCGCTCTTCGACGCGGATCGTCCGCTGATTGCGAACAAACTGATCGTTGACCCAGCCGATTTGCATACCGGCTTGCTGACGGTCCCAGAGGGTCGCGCCGCGCACGAAGTCACCAACCAACATCCGACGTTCGTTGGTCGTGAAGGTGCCCGGCTCGCGTGCCGCCGTTGTCTCGACAACGTTCGTCGCCCAGAGGCGGGACCCGTTGTCGCCGGTCACGACGACCCAGATATATTCGCCGGTCGTGCCCTTCGTCAGCAGAATCGTTTCCCAGTCGAGCGGATCGATAACGATTCCGTTCGGATTCAGGCCGGCGACGATGACGTCGGTAATCATGCGCCGCGCGACATCGATCAGCGTATCGCCGGCGACGACGCGGTTCGCGCTGACGCCCGGCGTATTGAAGACGCCCAGCAAGTTCTGACCAACGCCGGACCCCCAAAGAATCTGTTCCTCTTCGGTCTTTTTCAGGTCCCAGGTCAGTTCGACGTCGATCGTATTCTGAAGCTGCGGAACGTCCTGAAGTTGCTGTTCCGTGACCGGCATCGTGACCGCGATCGTCCGAACGGGCGCGTTGGCCGATCCGAAGGTCAGCGCCGCTTCCGGCTTCACGGCGGAATCCGCGACCGGCGCGGCGGCACGCGTGAACCCGCTGATCGTCACATACTCGATCGAATTCGAATCCGTCCCGCTGACGTTGACCAGGTCGCGGACACTCAGGCGGTCGCGTTCCTGATACCGCACGACGTCCGGTTCGCGAGTCGCGCGGATCACGCCGGCGCCGACGGTCGGAACCGCCTTCCCTTCGGAAATCATCTTGCGCGTAATCGGTACGACGCCGAAGCCGGACTTTCGATCATGGAAGGACGCGCCTTCGAACGGCGCGACCATTTCGCGCGCCGCGGGGAAGCCATTCTTCGCGAACTGCTTGTAACCGTCCGACTCCACGAACGCGCGACCCAGCGTGTAATACGCGACGACGTCGTCGGGCGACGTCAGTTCCTTCGACTCGCCGGGCAACGCCGGGTTGTCCACCGCGCGAAGCGGCGCCGTCAGGTTGTTCAGGCGCTTCCACTGATCCAGCTCCGCCTGAAGTTCCTGCGCTTCGTTCGCCTTCTTGTCGATCGCTTCGCCGGCGTTCTGATCCAGCTTCTTTCCCGACGCCATGTCGTTTTGCGCCTGTTCCAGCTCCTTCAGTAGCGCCGTATGCGCGTTCGCCTTCTGTTTGATCGCCGCCGGCGCGGTCGCCGGGACGACATAGGCGAGCGACAGGGCGCCATGTCCTGACGCGAAATGCAGTGCCAGCGCCGTTCCGATCAGGAACAGGAGCGCCGGCAAGATCGCGAGCGCGAACATCGCGACCGCCGACAGCATGCCGAAGCCGGCGCCGATCGACGCCGAACCGGCTCGAGGCGCGCCAACCAGGTGATATCCCGTCCGAAAGAAGGCGTCGAATTTGCCGCCGATCTTCCGAAGGACGATTGCCGAATTCATCGTCTTTCCCTCCGTCAAAGTGAGTGACGCGCGCCAGACAGCGCGGCGTCGATTTTGATCGCCAGAAGTCGCTGTCTCAGCTCTTCCTGTGCGTCGTATGCCTTCGGCGCGTCAGCGGACGGTTCCGGGGACGCCTTCGGCGGTTCGGGCGATTCCGTCTTCTTCCCGTCATCCGGTGCCGGCGGGTCGCCGGAAGGCGGATCGGTAGGACGAAGCAAGTCGCCACAGCGCGCGGCGATACGCCGCAAAGTCTTCTTGTCGTCGTCGGTCAGCTCGCCGCGCTTCATGCCAGACAGCGCGGTTTCGATCGACTTCACGGACTCGAGATCGATCAGCGCATCTTCGTTCATACCCCACAGAACTAGCGACACTTCGCGCAATTCGACGTCCGTCAGAACGCGGTAAACGCCGCGGTTCTTCTCTTCCTTCGTCGGCTCGCGCCAGCCACGCACCTGATACCCGATCGACAGACCGTCGATGATCTTATCGTTCAGGCGCGCCATGTATTCATCGCCGTCGTTCGACTTCACGACGTAAAAGGTTGTCTCGAGGCCGGCGTCAGTTTCCTTCGCGTCGACCAGGCGCCCGACCGCGTCGCGGACCGACCGGTATCCGTGCTGATCGATCAGTTTGATAATCCGACCCGACGCCTTCCATTCGCGAAGGGTCCGGCGATAAGCGCCTTTTTCGATCAGGTCGCCGCCCAGATCGAGGTCCCAGGTTGACGACAGTCCTTCGAACTGGCGCTTCGCCGTTTCGACCGCCTTGAATTCGAAGCGAGTCACGGAATGCGTCAGCGGATCGGAGGCGCGGCGCGCGACCGGCGGCGCGTCAGCGACCGCGTTCTTCCGCTCGAGCGGAATACGGATCAGGGTTCGCATTAGTCGGGCACTCCCTCTACGCCGTAAGTGAGGCCACAGCGACAATTCGGCTCGCCGGGCGCCTGAAGTCCGTTGCTGAAGTCCGCATCGACCGCGACGGTTTCGCCGTTCATGGCGGCATGTTCATCGCGCACGCGATCGTCCATCGTCGCGACCCAGCTCTTCGTAAACCGCTGATCGGTCGTCGCGCCGTACTGGGTCAATGACTCGAGCGGCGCGCCGTTCAGGACGCGCGTCGTTTCGGTGCGACCGATCAGGGTCGCGCGCTCGCGACTGAAGGCGGTCGATTCGCGGATACGCTTCACGGTCCCGCCGATCCCTTCGCCTTCCTCGAGCGATACCGACAGGGCGTCGCGAACCTTGTCCTTCGTCGTGTCGCTGACGTTCGTGATTAAGAACGCCGCTTCGCGCCGAATGTAGCTGTCAAGATGCGGACGCAAGAGCTGAACATCGACGCCGGTATCGGGAACGACGGTCGCCAGCAAGGCGTCTTCGGAGGCGCGAACGAAAACCGGCGTCGTCAGCTTTGCCCAGTTATCCGCCGCCTCTTCCGCTAGATACGCCTCGATTGCAGTCATGACGCGCCGGCTATCATCGCGCGAAATCTTATCCGGCGCCGTTTCCTTCGTGCCGTTGTCGCCGCGTGCCGCCTTCCCTTTCCGAAGTTCGCGTTCCGCGATCGCCGCGATCGACTTCTTATCGTGATCCAGCGCGGTTCGCGCGGACAGCTCGAGGCGTTCGGCGTATTGGTCAGCGAGCGCCTTCGATACCGCAAACCGAAGATTGAACTTCGATTTTGCGGCGCTCGAGAGTAGACGCCGCCGCGCCTTTCCGTTGCCGGCATTTCCGGCGGTCGTGTCGCCCACTATCGGCGCGGTCGGCGCTACTGGCGCCGGCGTATTCAGTTCGGGAATGTCGTCGGCGCCATCTTCGGTCGATCGGTCAAGTCCGATCATCGCGCGCCGTTCGTTGACGGTCGTAAACGCCGCCGCCGCCGTCGCCAGTGCCGCCTGGGCGACCAGGTCCTTCTGAAGCGCCCGCACGCGCGACGTATCGAAGCGGACTAGGTGCTTCGGATTGTCATCGACTTCGCGCAAAAGCGATCGCGTGAAGGCGCCTTCGATCATGTTCCATTCGGGCAAGATCGTTTCATCGTAAAACGATCGCTTCGCCGTCTCGAGGTGTGACCAGGGCGAATTTTCCAGACCGACCAGCATCCCGACCAGCGAGGCAGGAACGGCGAAACATGCCGAAATCGTCGCTTCGGCTTCCTTCCACGCTTCACCTAGCGCCAGGTCCTTCAGCGACCAACCGCGTTCGATCTTGCCGCCGCCTTCCGCGATCGACGGACGTCCCGAATTCGCGCCATTGAACATCGACGCCAGTTCCGTTCGGAGGCGTTCGAACTGTTCATCGTCGGCGCGCCATTCTTTGTCCGCAACGTAGATCGCGCCCGGCGTCATCGCGTTTTTGACATGCGCTTTCACGCGATACGCTAGCGCCTGACTGATATTCAAATGGGACAGCGCGGCGTCGAGCGGCGCCGTCGCGCCCAGCGGATCAGCCGGCGAGAAGTACGAAACAAAGATCGCGTCTTCTGGTTTGATCGTCTGCGACTTCCCGTACAGCTTGAACCCGCCATAGAGGCGCGCGCGCGTCGGATCGCGAACGACTTCGAATTCGTCCTTCCCCAGCGGATACAGCGTCCGAACGCGCCCCATCCCGTCGCGACCCTTCACTAGCAAACAGGCGCCGGTCAGACACAGGAAGGTTTCGATCGCCTCGAGCAACCGACCCATGTCGTAATCAGGATTGGGTTCGGCTAGGATGCCGTTCAGCTCGTGATCGGGAATCCATTGCTCGCCGGCCTTTCCTTCGTTCACGACCATTAGCGGCGCTTCGCGTATCTTCGTCGCGCGGTAGCGAATGCAGATGTAAGCGAGCGCGGCGTAAGTGTACGCCGGAACGCCGCGGAGGTCGCGCCCGTCCGCCGGGTCATAGTCCGCCGGATATCCGCCCAGTAAACGAACGATCGTCCGTTCGTTGCCGATAAAACTGACCGCCTTCCGAAGAAGCGAAGGCGGCGAAGCGGAGGAAGGCGGCGGCGGATTGTGTACGGTCGCGGCGGTCTTCGCGGCGACGACCGAAGCGCCGTTCGATGACGGCGCCGGCGGGAGTCCGATCAGTTCGCGGAAGCTACGGTTCGCCAAAGCTGACGGGTCGGCTCGAGGCGATCGGTCAACGGATAAATGATTGCGCTGGGATTCATCTTAGCAGGATAACCCAACGCTTGCGACCCGCTGACCGGCTCGCCGTATGACAAACGGTACGGTACCGCAATCGAACAGTCAAGATGTCCGATCGGTCATTCGTACCGATCGAGCTCCGTTCAGGTTCCGTCGCTAGGCGACTTTCTGTCCATTTCGCGGGACAGCCAGCGGCGGAATTCGCGCGCCGGCGGGTTCGAATCAGGCGTGACCGTCATGACGCCGCCGATCGGCGTAAAGTCGTCAGCTATCGCCGGAATCTTTTCGGTCAGTTTGACCGTCCAGCTCGAGCGACAGCAATCGCACAGGACGCCGGTCATCGTGACCGATGCTTCGCCGCCGCCGAAGACGTATTCGCGAGACACGGCGTTGCCGGCGGTATCGATGCGCGCCGAACACTTCAGACAGTCGAAGCTGACGTCGCCCCAGACGCTAACCGTTCCCTTCATCGGTCCAGTGTCCACCTTCGCCGGCGTGATCCGCTTCCCGGTCGCCGGCGGGACCGTGCCGAACGTGCGTTCGGGAACGTAGGCGACGACGTTCTTCGTCGGGCGCTCGAGGCGCCGGCGTAGTATACCGAACCAGCGGCGGAGACGATGACCGCCGAACACTTCTTCGCCGGCGACGTCGACGCAAAATTGATTGATGCGCGCACGGCACCAGGGAACCGGACAGGCGAGCGATTTCATTACATGTACCCGCGGAGGTTGGCGCCAGTGTGCCCGACGTTCGCGCAAAGCAACCCGATCAGCTCGAGCGCCGGCGGACATTCGATCGGATGCTGATTCCGCGCGACGAAGGCGTCAGTAAGGTCGCGGGCGCTCGCCGGCGGCGGTTCCTCGAGCGAAGGAACGCATTTGCAGTCTATGTGCGCCGGAATCATGCTGAAGAGTTCTTCGACCTTCAGCGGTTTGTCGGTCCACTTCGTCCCGATCGGCGCGTTCAGAATACCCAACGGCTCGAGGGTGAAGTTTCCCTTCGCTTCGACGTCCTTCAGGTCAGGGACGATCGGCTTCAGCTCTTCCGGCGTCAGTCCGTATTCGATCGACACCAGCGGCGGCGCGCCGGCGATCGGATTCGGCACAGTGAAGAACGGCTTCAGCGGTTCGACGTTGCCGATTTTGATCCATTCGCCGGCGTCGTTCTGAACCCAGAGTTCCGCCTTGTATGGATCGGGATTCGGATTCTTGCCGTCCATCGTATCGCCTCCGATTTACGCGACAGTAAATCTAGGTTGCCGGCCCTGTTTAATCAAAGGCGCCAGGCCGTACCGCGTCGCGTCCCAGGTATGGTTATGCCGGTCGACCAGAACCGGAAGGACGTCGCCCGATCGCGGGTCGACCTTATAGCGCCACAAACGCGCCTCCGATCGCGCGCGCGTGCATCGCGAGTGAATGACGATCGATTCGTATGACCGAAGGTGTTCGATCCCGTCCTTTACTGACCCGTCCCATTTCGGCGCCGGGATAACCTTCAGCTTCCGCCGATTCAGTTCGTTAATCGTTTCCGGTCGCGAGCTGTCCGCGCGAATCGTGTGATCCGCTAAACCGGGAATCCTTACCCAGGCGTCGCGAAGCTGATCCATATCCAATTTTACGCCGCCGGCTTCGTGTTCGACCCAGAGGCGTTTATCTGCGACCCAGAGTTTCACAGCGACCGCCGGATCGTTCGCGAAGCCGAAGTCGCCGCCGAAGTACGGCGCGCCCCAGCTCTCGAGCGGCGTAAAGTCCTGAACGATCCATTTCCCCGACAATACTTCGGCGTCCGATCGCGACCAGGGCGACCCGCCCCAGACATGTTCGAACCCTTCCGGGTCCGCGATCGCCATATCGCGCGCTTCCGCCGCCAGGACGTCAGGCAACCAGGGATTGTCGAGATATCCGACCTGACGAACGATCGCGTTCGCCGGCGGGTGTACGACGAACCGCTGATACGTCGCGTCGGACTCGAGGTCGGGATTGAAGCTGACCCAGATTTCGGACCCGGCGGCGCGGATCGTCGGCGTTAGCACCTTCCAAGTATTTTCAGGAACGGTTTGCGCCTCTTCGACCCAGACCAGGCGAATATTTTCCAGGGACTTAATCTGATTGACGTCCTTCAGTCCGCGGAAAATGAATTCCGTTCCATTGCGCCCGATAATCGACGTCTTCGTGACCGTGTAGACGCCGCCGAGTCCTAGCGCCGTGATTTGCTGCTCGAGCAACGCTAGCACAGATTCGGACAGCGACGCCTGATACTGACGCGTGCAAAGGATTCGCATCGGATCGCGGGCGCCGTGAATCAGCAAGGCGCGCGCGATGTTCCATGACTTCGCGCCGCCTCTCCCGCCGTACCAGGCACG